TCTCCATGCACCTGCTGTTGCGTCATATTCACGAACAGTGTTTGCACTTTGTCCCATGTTAACAACTACCATACCATCTGGGAATACCAATGGATCTGGTCCGTCTGTAATAACAGTTGCAGCACCGCCGTTACTTGTGTCGCCTGCTGTATCAGTTACGTTTGCAAATAATACACCACGGTTTGTTGTTTGATCTGTATTATCATGTGATACCCAATCACCTACTGTTGTGTTATAAACACGAATGTCTGGATATGCTCTTGCGTTTGCTTGATTTGTTCCTGCTAGTGCAGTATTAACCCAAATGTCACCACCCGACGGATTTGACGGAGAATTTGAACCGTATGTTACGTTTGATGCCGGAACAAATGTATTACTACTTACTGTGTAAATGTCTAATGAATTTAGTGTATCATTAAACCAAACTTGACCATCTGCTGCAGTTGCAGTTGGGAAAGCAACACTTGCTTTAAATGTAGTTAATGCATTTACATCGCTGTCTGCATCTAACTCACCGATTTTAATAATATCGCCTGTTGTGTCTAATACAAGTTTATTTTCCTGTGATGAACTTGCTGTTAATGCAGTTGTACTAGTACCGTTTTGTGGAACATAACCTGTTACACTTGTACCAGAACCTACACCTAGTACTGTACGCTGTACCCAACCTGTTGTTACATATTCATAAACAACTAAATCAATACCATTACCTGGTGATGTTGTTTTAATCCATGTATCACCATTACTCGGTCCTGCTGGTGTACTAAAGTGCTCATCGAATGTTGCAACTGATGCTAGTGCTACCCATGCAGCACCGCTTTCTTTATAATATTCAATTGTATTGTCATCTGTACTAATTACAACATGATAGCCGCCAGTTACAACTGTTGCTAGTGGAGCAGTACCCGCTGCACCTGTAATTACTTCAACTGTTGGTATTTTGTTGCGCCATACATCTGCAGTACTGTCATATTCGTGAATACCATATTTACTTGCGTCTGTATCTAACCAATGTGTGTTAGCAGTTGACCATGCTGCAGTTGGTTCTGTGTCTGAAGGTTCTAATTGACCTAAATCTACGTCAGCACGTACAATGTACGCAGTATTTCCTTGTCCAAGATAGCTGTATGCTGCCATTAGACCATATTCGTTTGTTTCGTCACCTTGAATAACAACATCTGTACTATTTGTACGGAATGTAGGGTTACCAAAGAACTGTGTTACTTCTCTTTGTGATGTAACACGAACAACTTCACCTGCGTATGCACTTTTTGTGTATTTTGCAATACCATCTGATGCACTACCCGTAGGGTCTGTTTTATTTTCTCTTGTAGCAAGTACAATTAGCGGACTTGTGCCAGCGCCTGGGGCACCGTATGCACTCTCATCTGTAATTTGTACCTCTACACCTGGGGATACTAAAGCCATTATATTTCTCCTCTGGGTTCGTATTTGATAATACTATTTACCAGAAAAGCTATATATCAGGGGGGAAACAGAGGATAACTACGTAGTTAATTAGCTAGCACTGTAACTGTCAATGTGACTAATAAGTGCATGTACATTAAATTCTAAATCCTCTAATGTACCATTATTACAAATTGTATAGTCTGCCATCCATTGTTCAAGACTCATTGAGTTTTTATTTTCAGGTGGCAAATGATCACTACGGTCAACCCATATACAATAGTCAAACACACCTGTATTTTTCATTGCATGGAATTCTTTTTTGTTACGTAGTCCACAGTAAATGTCATACTCTGCAAACATTTCTCTACCAAGTCTAGCAGGATCGGGAACGTTGTAGTCACAAATAGCATCATACCATTCTTGACGATGACTATGTCTATCAGCATAGCATTCTTCTTCGTTAGCATAGCCGTACTTGTCTTTTAAGTCGTTGTAGATAAACAACTTGCTACAAAACTGACTACTTGATTCAAAACTATAACCATACTTGTCTCGCAAAATTTCGCAGACAGTATCTTTGCCATGGCGACCATGACCAATCACTAACAATTTTAATTTCATAGTTATATTATAATAGGATCAGGACCGTTTGTCAACCGATAATTACTCCAAAACCTGCTTGTCCATCAACAAAAGTTTTAAGTTCATCTTCTAGTTTATCGATTGCTGCTTGAGCATCCATGCGAAGCATATCAGCGTTTAAACTAGTGCCGCCTTGTGGGCCAGCAATAGTGTTAAATTTACCACGTGCTTCTGCTAGCATTAGTTTTGAGTATGCTAGTGCTAGTTCTTTAATCCAGGGCATACTATAAGGATCAGTTAATAGTTCTTCGTCTGATCGTTGAATGTATGCATGTAGATATACAATGTCATCTACTTTTTGCTTGCGGTGTATTAGCAATAATTTAGTTACTGTGTTCCAAGTAAACAACATTTCTTCACCAAATACACGGCTTAGTGCTTCACGATGCTGACTTAAAAAGTCAAACGTAGCAATACCACCTGCTCTACCGCTGTTTAGCAAGTAAGTATTTAGGTATGCTGTTTCAAATGGTTCAATGTCGCCAATACTGCTACTGTTCAGTGCACCAGTTGTACGTCTGTAAATGTCTTTTACTTCAATAACATCATCACCGAGAGTATATTCAGCTTGTTCCTTTAGCAATTGTAGAGGAATAAACTTTTCCTCTACTGCATTTTCACTACGCTGTCTATATCTTTCAAATGCTTTTTTGATTGCAACTTCATAGTGCTCCGGGTCGAGCTCTACATCAACCATTTGTCCGCCTAAGCGAAGTTCTATTTCTTTGATTAAGTCATCACGTTTTGCCATACTAATATTTATTCTATTTGAATACTTTTAGTATGACCGTATCCTCATTCATTCTACCGTTCATTTTAGTATCAGTAGTTTTTAGGTAACCAAACTGTGATTTTAGTTTATGTTTTGTAACTTTTTTCCAATTTGGAAGTACTTCACCGGGCTTACGTACAGTTTTTTGTCTACTATTGTTTTCATCAAAGAACTGTAGTGTAGTTCCTTTAACTTGAATAGTAGCATGTTCAGCTGCATAGTAAATACCTAGTTTACGTGTTTTACAGTTAAACACAACTACGGCTGTTGCACCAACTACATCTGCTGGATTAACACTTGCAATGCCATAATCTGCATCACTTGGCTTAAACTTCATCTTTTTAACAAGATCTTGTGCACTCTTTTGCTTAGGCTTACGAACAGCACGAGTTTGTTTTTTCTCTGCACGAATAATTTCAAGTGCTTGGAATACACGTTGGTAAAAACCGTGTAGTTCTTTTTTCTCTTTTGTACTTAGATGATTATAACCTTCTGCAAGTTGCTGTTCCATTTCGTCTTGTTTTTTTGCAGGAGGTAAATTGATTAGTTCAGTAAGTTCTTCTAGTTCACCTTCGTAAAACTTTTGAATAAAGCGAGCATGTCCTAAGTTAATTTCTAGTTTACGGAACAATTGCAACGGCTGCTTATCTTTAAGAGGATTCTTTTTAGCATCACGCATCCAATCATCGACCCACTGGTCAAGTTCCTCCATCTTATCAATTGTTGCTTCTTCTAGTCGTTCTTGAATACTAGGAATATACTTTGTCTTTTTTACTTTTTCTTCTGCACGTTTGATTTCAACAATTTTGTTGCCTTCTTCAGCAAGTTCTTTGATCCATTTGTCAAGTTTACCAACATAATCTGGATGCATATTGTTAGGAGCACGTTCTTCCATAAATGCTGCAGTAGCATAATGGCTTTTACCGCCAACTTTCCAGTCTGGTAGCTTGTTAATTGCTGCTACTGTTTTCTTGTCATAGTTAGCTTTAATGTAGGCTTTTACTTTTGTAAGCCATTCTTTAGATTCCATTAAGTAATGAATATGATATTGTGCTTTATGCCAGCTATCAGTTGGGACCATATCCCATACTGCTATTCTACGTTTTGCACGTGGTGCTTTCTTTTTAAGTTTAACTCCAGCAGCTTTTGCCATAACACTCTCCTGACTATTTCTTACTTATAATAGCATCATTATATATGCTGTCAACCGATAAATATAAGTGCTATGCCAAGATTAAGTTTATATAAACCGACAAAAACCAATGATTATAACTTTATGGATCGTCAGATTCGTGAACAGTTCTGGGTAGGCGGTACAGGTGTACATGTACACAAGTATGTAGGTCCTGCTGTTGTTCCGACTGATGGAGATCCAAGTACACCAGATTATATAGATGGTAGAGAAATTGATCCACTAAGTGGAGAATTTATCAACATTGACGGTATTATTAACGAAACAAAAATACAAGACTTGCTGTTTATGGAAAACAGAGACCGCAAGTACGATTCAGACATTTACGAACTACGTGGCATTTATAA